CATGTTCTGGTTGTCTGCGGAATCTTTATAACTGCCATAGTACACGACCAAGCTGATAAATATCCTGCACATATGAAATACAACACCAGAGCTCCTGGTGGCGAACATGAGTAAATACACAATACTAAACCCAAATACTGGTGATGTATCTTCAATGAAGTTTGGAAGTAAGACTCAATTAATAGAATGGCTAGCTGAAACAGGATGGGAGTGTCTAGGCGAAACAGAAAATTATCTACCGACTAGACACGAACGTATGAAAAATAAAGAAGAGTTTGCTGGATGGGGAAGCTAGATGGATAAAGAATATTGGACCGAGTGTGACGTTTGTGATATGGAAACTTACGTCTTATTAGAAGAAGGAGACGAAGTCCCAATGTTTTGTCCTATGTGTGGTGAAGAATCAGTCTTTGAAGAAACTATAGACGAATAATAAATAGCCTTATGTGGCATTATAATGGAAAAGAATTTGACGAGACTCCAGAGGAGTATCAAGGATTCGTATATCAAATAACAGAAAAAGCAACTGGTATGAAATATATCGGTAAGAAGTTTTTCTGGAAACCGAAAATTTTACCAAAAACAAAAGCAAGAAAACGCAGAGTCAGGACAAGAGCTGAGTCTGACTGGCGTAAGTATTTTGGATCTAGTAAAGAAGTACAGTTACTCGTAGAAGAGAACGGTGCTGATGCATTTCATCGTGAGATACTTAAGTTATGTAAGACCAAAGGTCAATGTTCTTACTACGAAATGAAATATCAACTTGAGCTTGATGTATTGCTCAAGCCAGAAGAATACTATAACGCATTTATTGGAGGAAAAATACATCGAAAGCATATTTTAGGTTTACAATCAGATGAAACTGTGGTAGAATAAACTTAATATGAATGGAGTTTGGAATGATTATTATTGATTATAACGGAATAGCTATTGGTAACATTGTTACACAAAAGCTTGATATAGATGAAAACATGGTTAGGCATATGATTCTGAATAGTATTCGTATGTACCGTAAACGTTTTCATAAAGACTTTGGTGAAGTTGTTATTGCCTCTGACGCAGGAAACAACTGGCGTTACAAAGCATTTCCTAATTACAAAGCAGCTCGTAAGATTGGCCGTAAGAAATCAAGCATGGATTGGGACGAAGTATTTCGTATCACCAACCTAGTGTTTGAAGAACTTGGTGAGCACTTCCCCTATAAGACATTAAAGATCGATGGCTGTGAGGCTGATGATATTATTGGTCAGCTGTGTTACAATACTCAAGAGTTTGGTCAACACGAAAAAGTTATGATTATATCTGCTGACAAGGACTTTGCTCAATTGCAAAAGTTTGATAACATTAATCAGTATTCCCCTATGACAAAGAAATATATAAAGATAGAACATCCTAGGAAACAGTTAATGGAACTTATTCTCAGAGGCGATACATCAGACGGTGTACCCAATGTTTTATCTGGTGACAATGTTTTTGTTGAAGGCATACGTCAAACACCTCTTCGTCAAAAGTTACTCGATCAATTGATTGAAAATCCTGAGTCTGAAGGCCAGGAGATATATCGTAATTTTTTACGTAACAAAAAATTAATTGATTTGAACGAAACACCTGATGTTCTAAAAAGCGAAATTATAAATACATTTGAAAGCCAAGATACATATGATAATAAAGGAAAGGTCTTTCCTTACCTAGTGGCTAAACGATGTAAACGATTGATTGAAGATATTGAGGACTTTATCTAAATGGTTACGAAGACTAGAACGAAACACATCTACGAAGTAATTGAACTTGCTTCGAAAGCGAAAACGAAACAGGATAGAATAAACGTCCTTCGTGAAAACGAGTCTTGGGCTTTAAAAGACTTACTCCGCGGCGCATACGACGAACTGGTCCAGTGGTCATTACCACCTGGTGATCCTCCGTATGAACCAGCCATAGAAGAAACTGTACCTTCCACATTACACAATCAACATAAGAAGTTTAAATACTTCGTTAAAGGACTTGTGGGTGATCAGATGATGGGCTTCAAGCGTGAACGTATGTTCATTGATATTCTTGAAGGTGTGCACCCAAAAGATGCTAAGCTTCTTATTCTTATGAAAGATAAGAAAGCATTAGCAAAAGGAATTACCAAGAAACTTGTAGAGGAGGCTTTTCCAAAACTTATCGTTAAATAGTAATTAATAAAACAGGAGATTGCATTGACTGCTCAGTTTGATAGACTTAAACAAGACGTTATCGAATTAGAAAACTATATCACCAAGCTTAAACAGAAAGGCAAAACTGATCTAGCTACTAAAATAAGTCGAAAGAGAGAATATCTCGAAGACTATATCGCTGGGAAACAAGAAGCACTGCAATAGGAGGTGGACGGTCGGCTAGGAGACTAGTCGGCCGATTTACAGAAAGAACATTATGCCTTTATACACATTGAAAGATACTAAGACTCAAGATACCTGGGAGGTGACATGCGGTTGGAATGAATTACAAGAAACTTTGGATTCTATGCCAGACGTAATTCAAGTACTAAGTACACCAAAGATTGTATCCGGAACAGGAAGTACTTTGAGCAAAACAGATGATGGATGGAAAGAAGTTTTGAATAAAGTGAAATCCGGTTCAGGTCGTGACAACACAATAAAAACATAGTATGAGTAAACATCGAAAGAATAATTCTCTTACGGTTCGTATTGATGATCTGTTACAGTATGATCCTATCACTCAAAATCAAAAGGTTGCTTTTGATGCATGGGAAGACAACGATAATTTGGTCCTAGCTGGAACTGCAGGAACGGGTAAAACCTTTATAGCTCTTTATATGGCGCTAGAAGAACTTCTTGATCCTAAGGATGCTTTCTTTCGTCGTATTGTAATAATTAGATCTGTTGTACCAACAAGAGACATTGGCTTTCTTCCTGGTACTGTAGATGAAAAAAAGGATATGTACAATATTCCGTATAAGAATATTTGTGCTGAACTATTTGGTGATGTAGGAGCTTATAACAAACTCACAACAGCTCGACAAATTGACTTTGAATCTACATCGTTTATTCGTGGATCCACGTTCGATGATTCTATTATTATTGTTGATGAGATGCAGAACCTTACGTTCCATGAACTCGATACAGTTATTACACGAGTAGGACGTAACAGTAAGATTATATTTTGTGGTGACTATAAACAATCTGACTTCAAGTTTCAAGATGAGAAAGATGGATTATTTAAGTTTATAGCTATCTTAGAACAAATGAAAAACTTCTCGGTCATACAGTTTGGTTGGGATGATATCGTAAGATCAGGCTTGGTGAGAGATTATATTATGACAAAAGAAATGTTAGGATACGATTGATGATAACAATTTGGGGTGGATCAAAGTGTGTATGGTGTGACAGAGCGAAGTCACTCGCAGAACAGCATGAACTTAAATACGAATACATTTTAATTGATGGACCAGAAAAAATGCAAGAACTAATGCATTTACTTCCAGAAGCACGTACGGTTCCTCAAATCTTTTGGCATCAGAAACATATAGGCGGATACCAAGAATTCGCTGCTGAAATTGAAAATACTCGCAACTTCGGACAGGAAAGAATCTAATGACTAAGTTCAGTCGCTTTGACTCTCGTAATAAAAAGCGTGGAAAACACAAGCAACAATCCATCTACAAAGATCTTAGAATAAAAAACGTAAGTAGTTGTTTTCAAACAAAACAAAAAGGTGTACATTCTTCTGAAAGTATGGTAGAATACTACTATAATGAAGGAGAATATAATGATAAACAACTTAAACCGAGTGATACTTACTGACTGCGATGGAGTTCTCATGAACTGGGAATACGCCATGAATGTCTGGATGCAAACACAAGGTTACAAGATTGTTGATGACGGTCAACAGCATTACGATATGAAAGATAGATACAATCTTCCATCATCTGTAAGTAGACGATTAGTTCGGCAGTTCAATGAATCTGCGGCTATGGGATTCTTACCTCCTCTTCGTGATGCTATGTACTACGTAGATCTTTTACATCGCAAACATGGTTATACATTTCATATGATAACTGCTCTTTCAAATGACGAGCATGCTCAGATGCTTCGTATTCAAAACTGTAAAAAATTATTTGGTGAAACTGCTTTTACTAAATTTATCTTTTGTGATACCGGTGAAGATAAAGATGAAGTACTAGAACCTTATCGTGATTCTGGTCTTCTTTGGATTGAAGATAAATTATTAAATGCACAAACAGGTGATCGACTAGGACTCGAAAGTATTATGGTAGAACATGCTCATAATATGAATAATGACGAGTTTCCAACATTTGCAACATGGAAGGACATCTATGAATATGTCGCTAAGTGAAATACTTACACTACGTAGTCAATGGGAAGAGATCGTAAGGTATCGTAAGTCTTATGAACTAAGCCATTATAATGGTACTATAGATAATCTATATGCATTCATTGAAACCGGAGCCAAAAAGAATCGTTTTCGAAAAAACTTTGAGAATGCATTAGTTATTGCAAATAAAATCGTGAGTTACTATGAAGAGACTAATTTATCAGGTATACACAGGACCTCGTAAAAGATTATACGACCACTGTACAAAGTCTGTCGCCACCTACTGTGAAGAACATGGCATTGATCATGTTATACAAAGAGAACCTATCCTAAGAATTAAACCAGATGTATTTGCTACTAATCGTAGTAAAGAGTCCTATGGCAAACATGGTGGCTTTCTACCGATATATGAGAAAGAAAATGCATTTGCATACTTTGATCGTTATGATCAGATCGCAATTGTAGACGGTGACATATGGATAAGACCAAACAGTCCTAACCTGTTTGACGAGTTAGATGAAGACACTGAATTTGCTGGTGTTATAGAAAGACAGATGCCACTAACTCAAAGATACTTCGACAAAATTACAAACTATTCTCATATGCAATATGGATCATTAAAGCACGTTGACTGGAAGTGGAATCAACATGGTGCTGAGTTCTATAACATGGGTATGATGTTAATGAGTAAAAACATTGCAAAGTATCTACGTGGTCAAACTCCACGAGAGTTCTTGATGCGTGCAAAGTTCAAAGGATTCATTGATGGATTAGGCGCGTGGAAATGGTCTACGGATCAAACGCTTTTGAATACCTGGGTACGTGAAGAAAAGATGAAACAGAAACATCTTCATTGGAAGTGGAATGGTTTATTTAATGCTATACCACATGAGAAGATGCAACAGGCTCACTTCTTACATTTCTTTCATAAAGATTTAATTCCTAATGAAGGAGAAGATATTGAGCGACTAATGGAATTAGTAGTATGAGATATTTAGAAATTGCTCCAAACGAGAACAGAGGATTAAATTGGGATAGTGTACGAGATGTACCTACTCCGGGTTGCCTTGTATATGATATGCGTAAGCTTCCAATGAAAGGAGTTATGGATGCGCAGTATAATGCAGTCTATAGCGAACACTTTATTGAGCACTTGGAGAAAGACGAAGGCATAAACTTCTTTAAAGAAATGTATAGAGTAATGAAGCCCGGTGGTATCATCCGTACGGTCTGGCCTCCTATGGACTTTGTAGATTATCTTAGACAAGATCAAAACTTAGATGAACATGCCTTTGTACAACACTACTATCAATTTTATATCTTGAAACATAAGTTTGCTCCAGCTGGTACTGAACACTTGTCTAAACAACTTCAGTGTGCAGAAGGACTCCTATATCAAGGAGGTGAACATAAGCATCTTTGGTATAAGAAAGAATTATTAGAAACACTTACTGAACTTGGTTTTAAAAACGTACAAGAAATGCCTTACGGAAAATCTGGAGTAAGAGACTTCAATGGTATTGATACGCCAGGCCTGATACGTAAGTTACACTCTGCTGTTATAGAAGCGAGCAAACCTTGGTAAATATTATACTGCAACACTTCGATGGTGAACTGCGTCCGCTGGATAAACTTTCCATGGCTAACATGCAAGAGTACGCTGAGATGGTTGGAGCAGAGTACAGGCTTATCACTGGTAAACCTTTTAATCGAAAGCTAACAGCACCCTGTCAAAAAGTACAGATGATTGCAAAAGAGTTTGACAAGTATGATGATGTACTGATGGTTGATATTGATATGTTTGCACCTAAAGGTATGACTACTAACATCTTTGAAGAACAAGGTGTTGGGATGTATCACACCGTACAGAAGATGTTACATAAAAAGTTAGTACAGCAGTATCCTTTGATTGCATCTTCTCGATCACCTTACTGGGGTGGGGCGATATACAAGATGAGTAAGAAATTAAGAGTAGCTCTAAGGCAAGCAAACACGTTTCCAAACACATGGATGCAAAGCTTTAACTTGCCATATCACTTTGAAGATGAAGGTATCTTCCACGTCTTAGCTCAGAGAGCCGGTGTTAACTGGAGAGGAACATACTTAGATCCGAAATGGTGTCAATGTAGTTTTCTTCCTAATCCAGAAAAAGCTGGGTTTATTCATATACGTACTAAGATCACGCCTCAAGGACCAAAGCGATACAAGATGGATAACTATAAACAGTTAGTGGACGAAGGTGTACTTTGAATATATTAGTTGTAGGCGCTGGTTTTGCTGGAGCTACAATTGCTCGAGAGTTAGCAGAAGCTGGTCATAAGATATGCATAATAGATCAAAGAGATCACGTAGCTGGTAACGCATATGACTATGAAAACGAACATGGTATCAGAGTTCACAAGTATGGACCACATATATTTCATACAAATAATAAAAGAGTGTATGACTGGGTAACTAAGTTTGGTAAGTTTGGTGAATACAAGCACAAAGTAAAAGCACAACTAACCGATGGGCGTTACGTTACTTTACCAGTTAATAAAGAAACAAAAGATATTGTTGGTGAAGAGAATATAATAGATACTTTCTACAGGCCTTACACAAGGAAGATGTGGGGAATGGAACTAGAGCAGTTAGATAATAGCGTTACAAAAAGAATACCTATACGTGATGATGATAATGAATTCTACTTTCCAAATGATCAGTACCAGTTAATGCCTATGTACGGTTATACAAAACTGTTTGAAAGTATATTAAATCATCAAAATATAGTTGTACATTTAAACACAGTGTTTGATAAAAAAATGGAAAATTTGTTTGATCATGTCTTCAACTCAATGCCGATTGATGAATACTATGAGTATGAATATGGTGAGCTGCCTTATAGATCTATAAAGTTCCATCATACACACCTGCCGATAAGTAAAGTTTTACCAGTACCCACCGTAAACTTTACTCATGATGGTCCAAACACTCGAATCACCGAATGGAAAAATTATCCCTATCATGGTATCAACTCTAAAATGACTACGCTTACAGTAGAAGAACCATGTGATTATAAAGAAAATGGCTACAGAAGATTCTATCCGGTCAAAGATAATACTGGCGAAAACACGAGCATATATAAGAAATATGCAGCCAAACAAGTTGATAATCCTAACATGACTTTTATTGGAAGATGTGGAATGTATGTGTACATTGATATGCATCAAGCTGTTAACTCATCTTTACAGACAGCTAAGAAATTTATAGAGAGAGTAAAATGAAGAACATAATATATCAATACTGGAAAGGTCCTATGAAGCCTGGTGTAGTAGCTTCTACGAGACTAATGAAAGAATATGCAGATCGTATTGGTGCTGAATATAGATTTGATCATAACATTGAGATCGCCAGTAAAACTGTTAACGTTCCTATTTACTACGAACCAGCTAATCCTTTAGTTGATAAATCTTTTGATAAGTATGACAACGTAGCTTTAATTGACATAGACATCTTTCCTACGGAAGGACTTGCTGATAACTTGTTTATGTTGAATGGTGAAGACGCTGGTATCTGTACAGAACCAAAGCAGCCCTACTTCAGGACAATATATAATTCTGGTGGAATCAATAGTGTTATTGATAAACGATGGGCGTGGCTCTGTGAAAAGACATGGGGTATCAAGTATCCTACAGACAATAAAGATAGACCAGAAGTATTTAACACCGGTGTTGTAGTCATACCTTCTC